AATAACGATCGGGATTATTTTTTAAAAAGTCGTAATCGACGACCTTAACGTCTACTACTAAGTTATTTTCGTCAATTTGTGCGAAGTATTGTTGAGTCATATTTAAACTTTAAACCTTATATATGCGATTCCGCTTCCGCCGTTGCCGCCGTTAGTAGTGAAGCCGGATCCGCCTCCTCCGGATGCCGTATTTGCGGCCGCCGACGCTCCGCCGACGCCGTTTCCGCCGGCGCCTCCGACGCCGCTTCCGCCGGCGCCTCCGGTGGTGCTACTTCCGCCGCCGCCGCCTCCGGCTTTGAATAAAGCACTACCGGCAATAAAAGCGCTAACGTCGTAACCTGCTCCGCCGGCGCCTCCGACGGTAGCGCTAACGCCGTTCGCTCCTGCTCCGGTAGCTCCGCCGCCGCCGCCGGCGCCTTCGTTATTGCCGTTGCGACCGTTGCCGCCGTTATTTCCGCCGACGGTGCAGACTGTTTGTCCGCCTGTAATAAATAGCGTCGATGGTGTAGGGTCGCCTACGCTTCCGCCGCCTCCGCCGGATCCGCCGGATAATCCGCAAGATCTAAAATAGGCCGCGCCGCCGCCTCCGCCGACTGCCGCAAGACTTCGAGCATTTGTAGTTATTGAAGTATTTAAACCGGCCGAAGAAGTATCATAGCCGCCGGCTCCGCCGGCTCCGATGTCGATCGCATAGGTCGCCGCGTCTAAAAAAATTGTTGTTTGTAAGGCTTGCCCTGCTCCGCCTCCGCCGCTTGCGCTATTACTACGGCAAGAGCCGCCGGATCCGCCTCCGCCAAATAATAAGACGTCGAAGAGACCGGCTTTTGAGACTACTAAATTTGCGTCAGTTGTAAAAGTTAAAAGAGTATAGGAAACTCCGCCGACCGTTATCGAAGACGACGATCCTCCGGTCGCCGTTCCGTAGCTAGATCCCGCTCCCGCTAAAAAAAAAATTGAAGCACTAGCGGAAGTAAAAACTAAACGACCTCCGCCGTATTGCACAAGAGCGAGACTTCCACTTGTTGATACTGTGGCCGTTCCCGCCGTAATCGTGCAAGTTCCGGTCCCAATGTTCACGATGTCTACGACGTCGGAAGCGGCGAAGATAGAAGTATTAACGGTTATAGTCGTCGCCGAAGAAGAGTTCATATAGATACGAGTTCCGGCGTCGGCGGCCGTTAAGACATACGACGCCGTTTTAGTTGTCGTCGGAATGTTGAACGTAGAATTTAACTGTGAAGCCGTGAGGACTGCCCCGGCTACGAATGGATAGGGAGTTGTCGCCATAATTAAACTATATCCTAAGCGCCGACGACGTTAGAGGAGTCCAATTTTCCGAAGACGGCATCGTCCAAAATTAACTCGTAAACGATTATCGTCGGACTCGTATAGATTCGCATTTTATGACCCGTCCGAGCGTCGATCGTATGCTCTAAGCCTTCGACGGCAAGCTCTTCGGTAATACTTGCCGGGCTCCCAGAGGGGAAGCTTTTAGTAATCTGGATCGTGTCGCCGATCTCCAAGATAGCAACGGCGTTCCGTTCGGCTGTAGTTAGCGACGCGAAGTTTACTTGAACGTCTGAAAAGCGAGGCTCCGGAGTAGGTGCTAAAAGATATTCGGCGAGCGTTAAAGCTTGCGCGTCGGTTGAAAGAAGCGATCCCGTTTTAGATACGGCTTGAGTCTGATAAAGCGTTATTGAGGTCGCGTCCGAGTCCGTTTGAGCCGTTCCGCCGACGCGCTCGACTGTGGCCCGGTTAATAACTTGATCGGTTGAGTAGTCGATCGAAAGCCCAGAGTAAGCCGTTTCGGTTCCGTCGTCTTTGAAAGTTACTGACGGGCCGCTAAGAGTGTTTCCTAGTCTTGCGTCGAATGTGAGATCTCCGTCGCGTGAAACATAGACCCTGCCGGCTTCCGCGTCGTCAGAGATCGCTCGAAGATATTGAGCGACCGACGTCCCTTCGGATATCGGATAAGCGCCGAGAGTAGTAGTTCCCGTCTGAATGTCGCGAGTCGCCGCCGGGTAGCCGACTTCGGGACGGTCGAGAATTGTCGTAACTCTTGCCGAAGAGAGTTCGGCCGACGGCGTGAACGCCGAAAGAAACGTATTCGACAATAGAAAGAGATCATCCGCGCACGTGATCGTTACCGTAGGCACTTTTTTAGTGAACGCCGTTCCGTAGTCGTAAGCGAAGTCCACGACTCGACCCTTAAATAAGTATTCTCCGTTTCGCGAGAGTCTTATCTGCCGGAGAGGTGAGAGGCCCGGAGTGTCGTCCGTTTCGTCATAATAGACGGATGCTTCGTTATACGGATCGAAAGCTCGACTCGGATCTATGGCTTGAATAACCATAGTTCCCGGCGAGATCGAATCTAGGACATTCTTCTTCCCTCTGAACGCTCGAATCGCTGTAACTTGTGCCGTGATCTCGGAGAACTGATCGACGCCGTCTAGGACGTAGGTCGTATTATTGAGGACTCCTTGCTGTGTGTCGTCTAAAGTGAAGCCGTCGCCGAAGCCGGTATCCATTTCGAGGACATAGTTCCCGCCGGTTATTATTGTCGCCATATTACGCGGCGATCTGGACGTCTACCGGCCCGCTAATAAGGTTGTAGCGCTGTAAAGATTCGACTATTAGGTTCGGAAGATTCGCGTCGGCTGTAACCGTGTTCACGGTTATATTCACGGGCGCGGCTTGAGTTCCGCGAGCCGATTCCATCGCCGCGATACGTTCCGCCATTCCGTAAGTCGTTAAAGCGCTCGTCTCTGGAGTGCTAAAAATTGTCTGATCTGGAATCCCGATTCCTACACTTCCGCCGCCGGCGCCGCCGCCGCCTCCGCCGCCGCCTCCGCCGGGAAGCGTTAGGTCCGGGATAGTTAAGCCGGGAGTCGAGATAGTGCCGGGAGTGTCGATTCGGTCGGCTCTGCTAGGCGCGTCGAAGCCGCTTCCAGATGGTCCGCTCGGAGCGCTAATAGATGGGAGACTGATCGAGACGTTTCCGATTACGTCGATCTCGACTCCGGGTAATAGGTTTAGTGCTTTGATCGCGAAGTTTACGCCGCTAATAATGCCGTTTACCATCGCCTCGATTACGTTGAGGACCGTTTCGGCGATTTTGATTACGAATTTTCCGAGCGAAACGAAAGCGTCTAAGAGATTGAAGACGACGTCGATTACGGGTCCGATAGCTTTCGCGACGATGTCGAAAGCGACGGCTAAAACTTTTCCGAGGATCGGAGCGATACGGTCCCGGATGAATCCGTAGAACTGTAACAAGAGCTCGCCATATTTGCGGAATGAATCTCGATTCTCGTTAATTTTCTCGACGATAATATCGAAGATTTTTCGTAAGCCTTCGAAGATCGGGATCGCTATCGTCATAACGATAGGGACGAGATAATTAACAATTAAGTCGGCGAAGAATCTAAACGCGGGGACAAGATTATCGTTAAAGAATTTCGTTAAAGTTTTCACGACGGGGATCAGATATCTATCGAAAGCCGGCACGAGTTGATCGTTAATAAAGCGCGTTACGTGCGAGATCGCGTCCGCTAAGAACGGTCCGATCTTGTCGGCGAGATCGGTAATTATCGGGACGAGTTTCGTTAAGAAGAAGTCCCCCAGATTCGAGAAGATCGGAAGTAAATAAGATCCGACTTGCTCGACAAGTTCGCCGCCGACAATTTTTAGACGACTCATCTTCCCCTCGAAAGTGTCGGCCGCTACTGCCGCCGCTCCGCCGAAAGTCGCCGAGAGAGCTAGAACGGCTCCGTCGAAGTCTTTAGTTTTGACTAGGTTCTCATCGAGAGGAATTCCGAGCTTTTGTAAGCCGGCGACGTTTCCGCCGTATGCCTTCGATAATGCGATAGAGACGCTTTCTAAGTCCTTGCCGGTCGCCGCGCTAATGTCGGTCGCGAGTGTGAGAAGTTCTTGAGAGCGTGTAACGTCTCCGGTCGCTCGCGCTAGATTCGCGAAAGCCGGCCTAAGTTGATCGTCCGCGACTCCGATCTGGATCGACATTTTCCCGATCTGATCGTCGATCGCTTTGATCTGATCGTTCGTCGCCGAAGTATTCGCTTTTAGAGCCTGATTTAATAATTCGAAGCTCTTTTGATCTTCTGCCGCCGCTTTAACTGCTAAGCCGATTCCGGTAGCGATAGCGCCGACGCCGACGGCCGTTACTGCCGCGATCTTCTTAAACGATCCTCCGAGGCGTTCGAGTGATCCTTCGGCTTCGCCTACGGCTTTCTTTAATGGTCCGGCGTTGCCGACGATGGAGACTGTAATCGGTTTAGCCATATAACTATCCTAGATCGTATTTTGTGATTAAAGAGTCCACGAGCGAGGCGTAGCGTTGAGCGACTTCGCTTCGACGTTTGTCGATCGCGTCATAGAAGAACGGATTAGGTTTTATCGCTCGCGACGGCCATCCGAAGTGGATCGGGCCGGCATACGGGACGCCGACGCTTCCGGCTCTGACTTTCGCCGATTTTTTAGTCGAGACGTTCCGGATATTTGCGGCGAGAGCTCCGGTTAGAACGGGGACATATTTTTTAGATTCGCCGATAATGATCTCGGCGACTCTTTTATTTGTTTCTAAGAATTCTTCTTTATTGAGATCGAGAGCATCGGTTGAGAGCTTGCGGAGGTCGCGTTGAACTTTTGAAAGTCCTTCAATTTTGACGGCGTCCGACGGATTCGCACGAAAGCCGAAAGTTCCAGAAGCCATAGATTTATCTCGCTCTCGTTCTTGCTTGCGCGTCTGCTTGTTTCTTTCTTCTTAATAGCCCATCGTAGATTAGATCTAGGACCTCTGGCGAGGTTTCGATTAGTTCGTTAGGCGCGATCCCGGTTTCGATGGCGAGCTCGGCGATATATTCACTAAACGAGCCTCGCGTTAGACTTTTGGGTCGTTGCCTATTTCTACGTCCGCGACGTTTTTAGACCATTCTTCGAACGGCTTGACTACGTTTCCGTTATCTTTGTCGGCGAGCCAAGCGAGATAGTAGAGATGTTCCATTCGAGTATCTGATCCGCTAAACGCGGCAGAGATGCCACACTTAGCCCAGCGTTCGAATGCGATTATTGCCGGCGGGTAGACGGGTAGTTCTACTGTGTTTCCATCGCGCCGCTCGACGGTGAGGCGTATTTTTAGCACGTTTTAGATTACGCTACGGCCTGCACTATTGAGCCGCCGGAGTAAGTCAATGTAATCTCGACGAGCTCTCCTACGTTTACGACGATCGGAGCTTGAGAGAGATAGCCGCCGGTGTGGGTATACCTCGGCGAGCTGACTCCGGGAGCGGCCGCGAGTGGCTCGTAGACGATAGCCGAAGTAGTTCCGACATCGCCGAAAGCGAATTGAATAGCTTCGAGTGTAGCGAAGCTTCCTAAGAGAGTGAAAGTAGTTTCGGAGTTTTCCAAGCCTGCTACGTTCTCGACATAAGTCGAGGCGAGAGTCGTAGCGTCCAGAGCCGGAAGCGTCTTCGTCATTGTGATAGAGCGAAGTTGATCGTTGTAGTCGGTTCCGCCTACCGTGAAGACGGTAGCTTTTCCGAGTTGAGTTACTGTTGGCATAGTTCTATCTTACTCCGTTTCTTCTGTAATAGTTTTAGCATACTTCTTAGATGCTTTAGTGTTTTTAGGTTCTTGAGTGATCGCGCCGATCGCCAAGCTTTTTAGAGGCTCGATCCCGACGGCCGCTAGATCTTCGTCGGTTACGATCTGGCCGGGAGTGAACGCTTTTAGACGCGATGAAACGACGACGTAGTTAGCCATTAGCCCCAGAGCTCCATCGTGTAACGGTAGGCGAGCATTTCCACGCCGCTAACACTAACCGAGATCGGAGTCGCTGTAACGACTCTTGAATTAGAGACGGTAGCGACGCCGCTTTTAGGTAGGGTCGGCGCGGCGTCTAGTTTCGCTTTAATTGAAGTCGAGCCGGTCGCCGCCAAAAAGCTATCTAGATAGTCTTGCGCGGACCGTTCCGACATTCTGCCGGTAATAAGAATTAGGTCGATCGAGCCTCGATCTAAGCTATTTGCGAGCGTGTATTCCCAAGTTATAGAGATCTGACCGATTACGAGCGCCGGCGGGACTAGGCCGTCCGGGATCGTGTCGTAAACTCTTAATCCGGTGATATTGACGGCCGTTTTTACGCCGTCTCGAACGTCTGACGGGACCATCGTTACGCGAGAACTTCGCGTCTATATGGTCGGACCATCGCTTGCACGTCGCGACCTAGCGGCGACATTCTGATAGCCCCAAGTTCTGAGAGGCCGAGGACGCCTCCGACACTTGACGCACGTTTCACGAGATCAGTCGAAAGAATGAGGCAAGCTTCCTCGATGTCGTCTGGAGGGGTGCCGTTATACCATCCGAATTTAGCGGTTACTTGAACGCCGGGACGAAGATTAACCGGAGACGGGAAGAGCGTCGTTCCGACCATCGTTATTACTGTAAACGGTCGTTCTAATTGTAAAGCGTTTACCGGGTCGAGAATGTAATCGGTGTTTAACGTGAGAGTCGTTTCGAATGTGCCGTCTCCGCCGGTGTCGGTTTTTACGATAAGTCCAGAAGTCGAAGATATGTCGTCCACGAAGAGACGATAGAAGTCGGTCGCTCGATATTGTCTTGCGGTCGCGTTCGTGTCTGCCCAGAAGCGGCGATTAGTCATTCGGTCGATAGATCTTGAAGCGGATTCGATCGCCTTTTCTATATTGACGGTTTCGTCGGCCGTGATCGTAGACATTCCCGTATATGACTGAAAGGTCGCGACGGTTGTATAGCCATTAGTTATAGCCATCGTCTAGACCTCTTTCTTTTTTTTAGCGACTTTCTTCTTTGTTTTAGATTCTAGTTCGGCTTCTTTTGTCTCGATGGGTGCTTGCTCGGCTCGCGGTGTTTTATGTCCCGTCGAAAGGAGTCCGTCGAGCCGAGCGAGCTCTTTATCTACGTTCGCGGCTTTGTCCGGCTTACCTTTTGCGAGATATGCGGCGCGTTCGGCGATTAACGATTCGCGATAATTGTCGAGGTTAAAGCCCATAGTAGAAGTCTGAGGTTCTTCCGGCGACTAGACAAGGAGTTCGCTAGTCGCCGGAAGAAAGAATCAGAATGACGGCGGCTTGAGGCCGGTTCCGCCGATAATAGCGCCGGCAAGCGGTCGCCTTTGAGCGGTGAAAGCCGAGAAGCCGAATAGAACGATTCGGATCGCGACTTTGCCGTCTGGCTGTTCGAATCGAACGTAGGTCGGCATCTGTGGAGCTTCCCAGAGGTGCATCTCGTCCGACGAGACGACGTAGATCAAGTCTTCGTCTGTGCCTGCGCCGTTCGTAGTTGTTACGTTCGCGTCTGTAATGATCGGCAAGCCGAGCATCGAGTATTGGCCGCTCTGACCGTAGCCCAAGCCGCTAAACGTGCCGATCGCATTCATCGGACCATTCGCGTTAGGAACTACTAGAGGTCGGTTCTGGCTGTCTACTGCCGCCAAGAGGAAGCCCAAGCGTCGAGGGTGCATAATAATAAAGTTCGGTCCGCTAAAGACGTTCGACTGCACTCTCTGGATTCCGTCTACGATCTTCGGATAAAGTTCGCCGACTGTCGGACTCGCATCGGTGTAAGTAATGACTTGAGTTAGCGCGGTGTTAAGACCTACAGGCTCGCCGCTCGATCCGGAGCCGTTAAGGATACCGAAGTCGAGTTTTGTGTTATAGGCCGAGATGAGGTCCGCGAGGACGACTTCTTCGATATTCGCGCCGCGCAAGATCGCTTGCTTCGAGACGTCTTGCATACCGGCGATGGTGTTCACGTTCACAGTTAGGAGAGTGTCGTCGATGTTTGTCTCTGTAGCTGTGTCGTTCTCCGAAGCCTGATAGCCGACGGCGGTTCCCGTTGTAA